GAAGACGGCGTGGACAGTGCCGAGGTGCCTCAGGATGCGGCGTATTTCGGTACCGGCCTGAACCTGGCCGCCGCCGCGCGCCTGCGTGCCAGCGCAGCCAAGGCCCTGGTGACGCTGCCCAAGCCGGCCCGCCTGATCCTGACCACGGCTGTCGAGGACAATGCCAAGGCCAGCAAGATCGAGGTGCTGGTAAGCGGCGAGCTGCAGGGCGCCCGCTGATCCGGAAGGGCCTGCGGGCCCTTCCTCCTTTTTCTGTCATGCA